AGCTTGAGTTGATGGCTATGGCAACCTTCAAACACTTTCCCGAAGTAGTACAAGTCAACGCAGGGCTAATGTTTGTGATAGCTAAAAAGTTTGTCAAAGAGAAATATACAGATGACATGTTACCTGCTTTGTGGGATAAATGGTTATCAAACTACAAACGTATGGAGATTGCATATAACGAGGATGTGTGGAATGCACGTCCAAGTGGTCTTTGCAAGAGGCACTGCGCCGTAATTGAATGTGTATATAATGGGAGTAATTGATGCCATATACAAAATCACCTAGACCCTACAAGAAAGAATACGAGAAACAAAAGGAACGTGGAGAACACCCCGATAGAATGGAACGTCAACGTGCCAGACGCAAGTACGACAAGGATGGTATTAGTCGTAAAGGTAAAGATGTTTCACACAACAAAGCTCTAGCTAAAGGTGGGTCAAACAAAGATGGTACAAAGTTAGAAAGTCCTGCAAAGAACCGTGCAAGAAACGGACAGAAGGATAAGAAGAAAAAGAAATAGATAACTTGGGAGAGTTAGATGAAGATTGTAAACGACAAGGCGTTATTGCTACGCTTACGTGACCCTAGTAAAGTAACAAGTGTTATACCCAAAAGCAAAGATGTTGGAGATAATAAAGTTCTGGTGAACTGGGGATTGCAAGAAGCAGTGAGCCTCAACGCTCTCGACATAAAAGCACCGTCACCTATAGAGAAACTGTATCAGTGGACAGGTAAGTACAAACCATTTAAGCACCAGATAACAACCGCCGCTTTCTTTACGCTAAACAAGAAAGCATTTTGTTTTAACGAGCAAGGTACGGGCAAGACTGCAAGTGCTATATGGGCATCTGACTACCTACTCAAACATAAAATTATAAAACGTGTGTTAGTTATCTGCCCACTCTCTATTATGGATATTGCATGGCGTGATGACTTGTTTACCTTTGCTACCCACAGAACAGTATCTGTAGCACATGGGGCTTCCGAGAAACGCAAAAAGATAATTAACGAAGGTTGCGAGTATGTAATAATAAACTACGATGGCGTGGCTGTTGTGTTGGATGAGTTAAGAAAGGGTGGGTTTGATCTTATTATTGTGGATGAAGCGACACATTACAAAAACCCACGGACAACACGGTGGAAGACGCTCAAGCAACTAGTAGGCGAAGATACGTGGCTGTGGATGATGACAGGAACTCCTGCCGCACAGAACCCGACAGATGCTTATGGGCTTGCAAAACTTGTAAACCCGAATGGAGTGCCAAGGTTTTTTGGTTCTTTCAAAGACCAACTTATGATTAAAGTTTCTCAGTTTACTTGGAAGGTAAGAGAGAGTGCTACGGACACAGTGTTTAGAGCGTTGCAACCTGCTATACGGTTTACAAAAGAAGAGTGCCTTGATCTACCAGAAATGATATTTACCAAACGTGCTGTAGAACTAACAGCTCAACAAAAGAAATACTACAAGCAACTTAAAGATAAGATGGTTATGGATGTAACAGGTGAGCAAGTTACCGCCATGAATGCAGCAGTCAGCCTTAATAAGTTACTACAGATATCAGCAGGGGCTGTGTACACGGATGACGGCTCAACATTAGAGTTTGACATCAAGCATAGATACAAGGTTCTGCGGGAAGTCATTGACGAGTCAAGCCAAAAGATATTAATATTTGTACCTTTCAAACATGTTATTGATATATTAACAGCTAAGTTGAGGAGTGAGGGTATAACAACTGAGGTTATACGTGGGGATGTACCTGCGCATAAGCGAACTCATATATTTAAAACTTTTCAAGATACCGCAGATCCGAAAGTCCTAGTAATACAACCACAAGCCGCCGCACACGGTGTCACGTTAACAGCCGCTAACACAGTGGTGTGGTGGGGACCCACAAGTTCGTTAGAAACTTATGACCAAGCAAACGCTAGGGTGCATAGGTCGGGACAAAAGCACAAATCTACCGTGGTGCAACTGCAAGGGTCTGATGCGGAAAGGCACGTTTACAAGTTATTAGATAAAAGAATCAACGTCCACACAAAACTTACAGATTTATACAAAGAAATACTTGACTAACGTATTATTAGTAACTATATGTTATATTCTGATAGTTAGAGGAGAGAGTAATGAGCGAAGAAACTATAACACCAGATAAGCTAGCAAAAGCTTACATTAAGATAAGAGCAGAACGATCTTTGTTATCAACAAAGTTCAAAGAAGAAGACGGCGATCTTTCGAGACAACTTGACCGTCTGAAACAGGCAATGCTTGACCATTGTGAAAGACATAATGCGGAAAGCGTAAGAACTTCTGAAGGATTGTTTTTTCGATCTAAGAAGACGAAGTATTGGACAAGTGATTGGGATGCTATGCACACCTTTATTAAAGAGCATAACGTACCAGAACTTCTTGATAAGCGTCTAAACCAAACCAACATAAAACAATTCCTAGAAGAAAACCCAACCTTAGTTCCAGACTCTTTAAACACTGAGACGGAGCTAGTAATTTCTGTGAGGAAAAAATGAACGAACCTTTTGTACCAATAGAAGATGTAGCTAAACACTTTAGTGTATCTATATCGACTGTACGCGCTTGGGTACGTCAAGAACATATTCCTAAAAGCACTTATGTAAAAATAGGTAATACTTATAGGTTTCGTGTTGGAGATGTAGCCGACGCACTAACCACTGCCGAAAAAAATAATAGCAACGGTAGTGTAAAGACTAGAGATTATCCTAAAGACGATGAGGATGATATAAACCATAACAGTCTAGAGTCACTAGACGAAGATATATAAATAGGAAGTGGAGAAGCGATTATGGAAACGTATATAATAAAAAATGTAGAGGCTCTTTGGCCCAAGATTAACACCACCTATCATTTTGATAGTAAGGTAAACAAGTCTATGCCCTGCGGTGCATTAGACGATGGAGCAGAATACTCTATACAATTTCGTATGGATGACGCGACTGCAAAGGCTTTGTACACGGAAATGTCTAAGTCCTACCAAGCGAACAAGAAGGAAAAGTGGGCAGAAAAACTAGACAAGTCCGTACTTGTTAAAGACGACGATGGCATGTACACCTACAAAGCTAACTTGAAAGGGGCGTACAGTAATAATAAAACCACAAGACCCCTACAGGTAGACGCACAGGGTACGAAGTTACCAGATGACTTCTTACTCACAACGGGTAGCACTGTGAATGTGGCTGTAACATTTAACCCTTATGACTTTGGTGGTAAGCAGAACGTGAACTTACGTTTAAAAGCTGTACAGGTTGTTAAGTACGTGCCTCTAGAGGATAGAAATCCTTTTGATACTGTTGATGGTTTTACCATGGAAGGGGATACAAATCCTTTTGGGAAAGAAGAAACCTCCGCTCCTGTAGAAGAAGTTGTTGAAGAACCTAAGAAAGTTGTTAAGAAGTCGGCCCCACCCGCTACTTCTAGTGATGATGACTTGAGTGCAATAATTGATGATTGGGATAACTAATCATTAGCACTCCACCACGACTAGGTATTTACCGAAAGAATAATGTGTCGTATTCTGTCGTGGTGTCTTTGGCACTCATTATGGGTGGAGATTATGGAAACAAAAACATTTTTAGAAAATGTACTAGGGAGTGACGGATACTACAGCGTTCTAGCCTTTAATGATGAACGAAGAATACAAAAATTTTATGACTCGATTGATGCAGTTATACATGCCGCAAACAACCTAGATACACAAAAGCTTAATACCTTCTACGGACTAGCCACGTTTAAAGATGGCACGAGTCGTAAAGGTGAGAACGTACAGCATCTTAAGTCATTCTTCTTAGACTTAGACTGTGGAGAGGGTAAAGATTACCCAAGTCAAACAGAAGCGATCAACGCTCTGCGCGCATTTGTGAAGACGTTATCTTTACCTAAACCTGTTATGGTGAGTTCTGGGTATGGGGTACATGTCTATTGGGTACTACAAGACACCGTACATCCTGATGAGTGGACTCCTGTAGCATTGCAACTCAAGAAGATGTGTGCAGAGCATGGGTTGAAAGCTGACCCTGCGGTTACGGCTGATACAGCTAGAGTATTACGTGTGCCAGGGACCCACAACCATAAGGGTAACACACCTAAACAAGTTAAGTTCCTTGGTGTTGAAGAACCCAGGCTTGTGAACTTTGAGAGTTTTACAGGTCTGCTTGGTGGAAACAACATACCTATACCTACGAAGGTTGATTCTGCGGAGAGTGCGTTGAGAGAAGCGTTGAGGGAGAACTCAGACTATAGCTTTAAAACTATAGTAATTAAAACCAAAGAAGGTACAGGGTGCGAACAAATAAAAAATATTATTATGAATCAACAGAGTATAGTTGAGCCTTTGTGGAGAGCAGGTATATCCATTGTAAAATACTGCAATGATGCGGAACAAGCTATGCACATAATATCTAAAAACCATGAAGGGTACACAAAAGAAGCAACGCAAAGAAAAGCTGATTTAATAAAAGGTCCGTATGGTTGTGATAAATTTGATGAATACAATCCTGACGTATGCACGTCCTGTAAACATTGGGGAAAGATTACAAACCCTTTAGCTTTAGGTCGTTCAATTATGAAAGCCCCGACTGACCCAGAAAGACCACAGTACCCCGAACCATATTTTAGAGGTGCAAACGGCGGTGTGTATATACGGTTTCGTAACGCAGACGGTGACCCAGAAGATAAACTTATATACCATAACGACTTATACGTTGTGAAACGTATACATGATGTAGAACTTGGAGAAGCTATTGTGATGCGGCTGCATCTGCCAAGGGACGGGGTGAGGGAGTTTACAATACCATTGACTTCTGTAACATCGAAAGAAGAATTAAGAAAACAACTGTCTATGCAAGGCATAGCAGTAACAAGGATGGATGAGCTAATGCAGTATACAACGACGTGGGTAAACCAATTACAGCTAACAGACAAAGCTGATGAAGCACGAAGGCAATTTGGTTGGACAGACGATAACCTAGAGGGGTTTGTTCTTGGTAACGAAGAAGTACGTAAAGATAGTATAGAATTTAACCCACCTTCTACACCAACGGCAGGGCTGTTTCCCTCGTTTGAGCCGAGAGGTACGCTAGAGGATTGGAAAGAAACAATAAACTTCTATAACCGTGATGGGTTTGAGTTGCATCAATTTGTGGTAGGTACATCTTTTGGGTCGCCTCTCATGGCTATGTCACCGATAAACTGTGCAGGACTACATATTTATAGTAAGGAGTCAGGCGTAGGTAAAACAACCGCTATGGCAGCAGGGGTATCTGTGTGGGGTAATCCTGATGATCTAATTATACACGAGCGAGACACGTTCAACACCAAGATGAACCGAGGTGAAGTATACCATAACCTACCACTATACATGGACGAGCTTACAAATACGTCGGGCAAAGAACTATCAAACTTAGCCTATCAATTAACAGGTGGTAGACAGCGTGGTCGTATGTCTGCAAGCAGTAACACAGAGCGACACAGAGGTGACTCGTGGAGATTACTCGCTGTGACGACAGGCAATACAAGTATGGTAGAACGTATAAGTATGATTAAAGCAATGCCGAAAGCAGAAGCACAGAGAATAATGGAGTGCCGTGTAAGCCGTATACATTTTGAAACAAAAGAAGAGACTGATGTATTTAGCGCTTGCTTGCAGAACAACTATGGACATGCAGGTAAAGTATATGTGCAATACATTATGAATAACTTAGAGGAGGTTAGGAAACTTCTTATAGACGTGCAGTCTAGAGTTGATGCAAAAGCAGGTTTGACCGCTGAGAATAGGTATTGGTCTATACTTGTTGCCTCTACTATAACAGGGCTTATGCTAGCAAAACGTATAGGACTTATAAACTATGATGTTAAGAAAGTATTTGCGTGGGCAGTAGAAAAGTTAAAAGAGAACAAGCGTCAAGTCGAAGACATGAGTGTGTCGGTAGAAGAGACACTAAATGATTACATACATGAGCATTGGAGCAATGTGCTATGGATAAAAAGTACAGATGACCTACGTAAGCAAGAAGACGGGGTTACTGAACTTATAATACCTGAGTCTCAGGCAAGAGGTAAGCTTGTTGCACGATACGAGACAGATCTAAAACGTGCGTATCTTATTGTTAAACCACTAAAGACTTGGTGCGGAGAACAACAGATAAACTATAACTCGTTTATATATGATCTTACAAATAAGATGGGGGCTACCAAAACTAAGATGCGGTTGAGCAGGGGTACGCATATGAACCTTCCTCCTACATGGGTAATACAAGTAGATTGTTCTATAGAAAATGAGAATAAGACAGGGAATACTTAAACTACATGATCTTTGCCCTGATGGGGTGCGGATCGTAGTAAACTGGGAACACATGGTAACAAGTTCTTCTGTGTTCATTCAATGTATCAACACCCAGGCGGCGATAGAAGAGTTAAACAAGTACGCCGCTTACCGAGAGTGGCAGGTTGACACTCAAGTTTGTATAGAAAATAAAAAGTTAGGGGTTCGCATGTGGAGAATTGTGTGATATGGGTGACAAGACAGATGTATTTCTGTCACTCTCCCTCCCAGACTAGACCGCCTTCGGGCGGTCTTTTTTTAATCATACCCTGTCTTTAGTTGGTCAATTATACTTGTGTTAATTATATTAACTCCACCGTACAACTCTATGTTTTTAGAGCGAGCTTCGTGCGCTTTCATAGATCTTTGTATGGTTTTTGTACTTATTTGCACTTTCTTATCTTGTGCATACTTCTTGTTCCACTCTGTTATATCTTCCGTAATATCTTTTAAATCGTCATAATTATTTTCACGTAGAGCTGTATAGTATTTTTTTAATAACTTAGATTTTTTAGTTCCTATATTCTTATCAATATTTTTAAGGTCGTTATTAATATCCATTTGCGTTGTGTATTCTATAGGAGAAAATCCAAAAGCTGTACCCGCGTAGTCCGCTAGAGTATTATCTGTAAAAATAGCATCGCCCCGCCGAGTTTTATACCCACCCTCAGAAACAAGTCTACCTAACCTAGCTGTCATATTAGATACACCTGCAGGTAGCGCACTCTCCACCCCTCTCCAAAATTCACCGTCATTAAAATCTTTTATAGCTCTACCGCTTCGTTTTACGGTGCTAATAGCAGGTCCGCCAAAATAAAAAAATACTTCTTCCTCAAACGAAGCATCAGGATTAAATCTATTTTCTTGCAATAATAACCCTGACAAACGTATTCTACTTGCTACATCTACGCCAAGTAGTTGATTAAGCCCACCTTTGTAGAGTTCTTCTCCAAAAAACTGTCTTGTTCTAGCATCGAAGTCTAACTCTTCATCATCATAAAACATATCCATTACCATTTTAACTGCGCCGTAAAGAGGTAATCCATATACCCCTGCCATAGCGAGTGCAGATCCATGAGTATACAAAATTTGTTTTCTAGCAATACTACGTTCTTCTTTAGTTAAGTTTGATGTATCAACAGCTCTTATGGCACTTTGCAACATGGTGGTGTACATACGTAACCCATAACTTTTATACATCAAAGCAACTCGACCTATATGTTGCTGTGCAAATCGAGGACCTGTTTCTAAAACTGTACCGCCATTTAGTTTTTGAGTTTGATCTATTGCATATTGAGCTGCTAGCTCTGGGTTATTAAATGTTTTTTCTTTGTTTTCGCCGTATGTTGTATCTGTGTTTTTAAGAGCTAATTTGTAAGAAGCCATTAATATAGCTTGTCTGTTAAATCGTTCTGCTTGGTTAAATGGAATTGCGGAAAATGCAACCATTCTTTCAAGAAAACCTCTTTTTAATCCTTCAGATTCTTGTAGTCCCTGTGCATCAAATAAAAATGTAGGGGTAAGTTGTCCTCTTTCGGCAGCGAGTTTTATTAAAGGTCCGTACTCTTGTAGAGACGCTATCTCCGCGTCTGCTTCAGCAACGGTTTCACTTTTGTCACGTATAATTTTTTTATACTCATCTTTTACTTTGTAGTTTTCATCAAAATATTTATCTACTGCATTTCTAGACCCTGCAGTTAGTTTATACGCATCTGAAATTGCTTTGTACGAAGATTTAAACCCATGTTGTGCTGATAAGTAAGGGTATGCAAACAAAGGAACTTGCGAAAGGTTAACAACAGCAGACGATACGTTAAATCCAATAGTATAAAGAAACGCGAATTGATTAAGTGTTTTAGCTCCTTTTTCTAAAGACTTGTTTTGTGCGCCGAACATACCAAACTGCAAACGTTTTTTAAGTTCATTTGTTATTCTATCTACTTCAGGGGCTATAGTATCTTTAGAGAAAAGTTTTTTAGCTCCAAAGTCTTGACTTTTTTCTTCTGCTTTATCTTCTCTTATTTTTGTAAGTTCGTTCTCTAAAGCTCTTAAATTAGCCGTGCCTTCTAGTTTAGCAACTTGTGTTGGTAGGTTTAGACCTTTCATCTCAAAAGCTTGCATAGAGTTTGCTATAAAACCTTTTACCCCTCTTCGTTTTTGCAGTGATCTAGCGAAAGATGTTTCAGGTAAAGTTTGTATAAATAAGTTTGTTATGTCTTCTTTAAGCCCGTTTATAAGTTCTCTGTTATCTTTCCCTGCTTTCTTTTCAAGAACATCAAGAGTATTTCCTACAAAAGTTGTAGGTGGAGAAGTCTTAAAACTAGAAGAAAAGTTCATTGAGTTGTCATAACTTTTTATAGATTTTGGGTCTACATTAGGATCGTTTAACAATTCTTGTATTCTAGCATCTTGAGCATTTTTTGTAGACACCAATTCAAACACATCTGGATCACCGTCAGCATCTGTTCTTAAGTATTTTATGCTGTAGTCACCTTCTCTAATATACGGAAAATAAACATCCAACGTGTTCATATCAAATATTTTATCAAAAACATTTTTCTTAAGTTGTTTAGCTTCGTTTGAATCTTTGCCTAGTGCATCATCTATCTGTTTACCAAGAACTTTTTTAAGCGTGGTATACTCAGAGCGATAATGTGTTCTCATCTTGTTAAATATGCTTTCAACAAGTGCGCGTTCCTTTGAATTTTGTTTTAAATAGTCTTGTTGTTTTTGCCATATTTCTCTTAAGTTGTTACCACTACTATCAAATTTATCTTGCGTAACTCCTTTTTTTGTTTTTTGATAATCTTGTTTAGTTTTAGTAGGGTCTACTTGATATACGGTGGCTCCAAAATCTGGACTGTAGATAAGAGTATCTAAAATATCCATACCGTTTTCATTAAGTTTTAAAAGGCTATTTCTAGCTTCTAATATAGACTCGTATGCTTTTGAGAAACGTCCTCTAGCAGCTTCAGTGCCTCCTCTTTGTGCATTTAAAGCATTGTTTATTCTTATACCTATATCACCCATACCAGAGAATTTTCCTAGTTCTCCTACAGTTAAAGCATCTGTAAATCCTAAGAAAAAGTCTTTAGCCATTCCTGCTATTTTACTATCAAATATAAAACTATATATCTCTTCAAAAGTACTAGGTGCGCCCTTTCTTATATCTTTTACAGTTCTTTCTATATTTTTACCTATATCTTTTAACCCGTCTGGAGTACGCATAAGTAATGCGCCTGCATCTCTAAATTCTGGTGCGGGAGCCATAATAGCTTCTATAAGTGGACTTGCGGATTCAAGAGCGGTGAGCGGAACCGTATCAAGTCCTATCATACGTCTTAAGAAGTTAACAACAGAGTTAAAGAAACGTTGTAGCGCCCGTACAGGTTGTCCCTTGATACTGATTGAAGCCAGTTCTTGTTGAAATTTATGGTTACTAAACGTTTCTGCTACAAACTCATCTAAAGATTGTGTACCATACCCCGTGCTTAGATATGGTTTTACATCATTATAGAGCGCAGTAAGTTGTTTGGTTAAAGGGTGTGACTTGTTTGCCAGGGTGGCAGCGGTAACAGCGTGAGTTACCTCATGCAATAGAACATGAGAGTTCATACCACTTGCAGGGTCTATTTCTATTGTGTTTGTCTTTGGATTAAATAGTCCTGATATACCCTTTTTAATCTTGGGGTTAACTTTTATCTTTGTCGTACCTGCGCGGTCTCCAAGTTTCTTAGCTAAATTAGTAATTTCTTTAGGTAGACTTTCAGTAAGCCCTACATTTTTTAGTGCGTCTTTTAAATTACCTGCATAAAGAGAATTTTTTACTTCTGGATGTAATGAAAAAGAAAGAGTGTTTATCTCTGCTGTAGGCAGGTATCTAAAAACATCTTTGCGATCTAAAGCTTCATTCGTATCAGTTCTTTTATCGCCCTCTTCAACTAGACGCTCCCTTATATATTTTTTTGTACTCTCGCTTATATCTTTACTATCTTTTAAAAATTTTATTGCCCTTTCAGCGGCTGTAGCACTTGTGCCTTCACGATAAACATCATAAAGTTTAGCCTCAGCAAAACCCGCTGCTAATTTTTTCTTCCCGCTTTTTAATATTTCTGGGTCTATTTCTGGGTTTTTTTGTTTAAGTAAATCTTCTTTTCTATATCTTTTTGTAGCGTATATAGCATCGTGTATAAGGTTTTCTATTCCTTGATGCACCGAAACAACTTTAGAAAAATACTTTTTAGCTTCTTGAGCTTCTTTATTTTTACTAAGTCCTTTGGTTTTACCTGTAACCAAATCTAAAATAACACGAGTATCTTTAGCTGTTGTAGGGTCTTTTAGTTTAACAACTTCTTGATACCTCCCTTTATCTATTTGCTCGCCTGTTATATCCATACCTTTTTCTAATCTAACTAATGTAGATGTTTCTGGCACAAAGTCTTCTGCAAATTTTTTTATTTCAGGAGTAGCTGTCCGATCAAAGTTTTGTTTAAACTCTTTATCAAGGTCTTTTTTATCTACTGCCTCAAGTCCTTTTCTATCCGCAAGAAAGGCTTCTTTTTGTTCTTTTGATACAATGTCTTTTACTTCTTTCTTTTCTAGTTCTAAAGTTTTCCTTGCGTCTTCAGCTTTTCTAAACGCTTCTCCTTTTTTAAGTCTTTCTGCAACTGCAGGATCAAAAGAAAATGGTTTCTTCGCTACTGGTTTTGGTTCTGGTTTTTTCTCAACGTCAGGTATTGATAGTTCTGCTAATACCTTACCTTTTTCGTTTTCGGGGGCTGCATTATAGATACCTTTTTGTTCTTTTGGTAGTGCGTCGTAGTATTCTTTTGGGTTAGCAAAAGAGATATCTATTAAAACTCCAGTATCAGATTTTCTATTTTTTAATTCTGCCTTTTTTAACGCCTCAGAATCTTTAGTTTTTTCATATTCTAAATATGTTTTTTTTCTTCTAAGATTATACATGTCAGCTAATCTACGTTGAAACGCTTTTCTTTGTTCTCTAGGCAACTTTTTAAATTCTAATGCACTCGCTTCTGGTCCTTCTCTAACATCAGTTCTGTCAACAGATGCGTCAGGTCTTCCCAATCCTGCGGCTGCAGGTGTAGTAACTTTTTCGGTACTACCGACTGGTGCAGCGGGGGGTACTGCAACGCCTGATCTATCACTTGAAACGCCAACTCCACTTCCTGTTGTGTCAGTTCTTCCATCTGGTTTACCTCTTTCTTTAGGCGCTACTCTAGCTTCCATTGCTATTTGCCTTGGGTCTTTTTTAGCTTCCTGCCCCGCCGCCTTGGCTGCTGCCTTTTGAGCCACCGCTTCTTGTTCTGCTACCCTAGGATCTTGTGCGCGTATAACGCTAGAAGCTCTTTTTATACTTGCAATTTCGTCAGGAGTGGCTTTGTCTTGTGCTATACCTGCGCCGACTAGCGCAGATTCAAATTCTTTTTGTAAAGCTACAGGTTTTCTAATTCCTGTGTTAGCTACAGTATCCTGTAATATTTTTGTGCGCGTAGCTTTAGACTGTTTATCACGAGTAGTTTCAATTCTACCCATTGCACTTTCAGCTTCAGCCTCTGCGACTAACGCTTTTCTTCCTGTAAGTTGAGCTTCTTCTTTTGCAACCCCTTCTGCTAACGCACTTTCCTCATCCATAACGTCAACAAGATCACGCCCACGCCCAAATTCAGACTCAAGGCGTTTTTGTTTTTCTTGCTGAAGTTTTATTAATTCTGAAGTTAATTTTTCTTTAACTTCTATAGGGGCTGTATTTATTAACCTTCTGTCTTCTATCGAAAGATCTGCAAAAGATATTGGTTTTGTAGCTTCTATTGGTTTCTTTGGCGTAGGCTTACCATATTTCCGTTCATCTTGTTCACGCTCTAACGCAAACAATTCGGGTTGTTCAAACGCTTTTACGTCATCACGTTCTGCAGCCGCCAACCCTTGTCTCTCTCGTGCCGCTGCCTGTGCTATCTGCTCATTTTTAGCTATGTCTTCCGAAAATGTTTCCCGCAAAGGCTTGTCAAACAAACCTAACTGCGTTTCTTTAGCTTTCGCTCCAAAATCCATTTCTTGTTGTCTTGGATCTTTAGGAGCTTGTGGGCTTGGTCTTGGGCTTGGTGCTGTACCTAAATTTGTATCTTTATCAAATAACTCTTGTTGTACTCCTGCACGTTGCCCTAAGTTAACATCTGCTTTAAACAATTCGCCTTGGTCTAAATCTTGTATTTGATCTGTAATATCAGGTTCTTCTGTAGGAGTTGGTGTACCTCTAGCACGAACTCTTGGTGCAACCATCTCAGCAAAAGCTTGTACAAAACCACCTACACCTGCGCCGTAGCCAAATGACTCTTGAGAACCTTCAAACGTACCTTGTTCTGGGTTGTATATACCCTGTTCAATAAGATTTTGACCTACGTTAGCTCCAAATTCTTGTAGCCCTTCAGCTCCTGCTTGTTTGAACACACGTTTTCCTGCTTCTATATACCCTTTAGCAAGTTCTCCACCTACATTTTTACTAAACCTACCAAGTAACAAACCTACAGGTAATAGTTCAGAAGCCCCTACAACTCCTCCAAGTATAGAAGCTCTAGCTCGTTCCGCAGGAGTTGCTCCTGCTTCTCTTGCTCTTTCAACAGC